CGGGAGCTCAAACCTGACTTCATGAAGTACTATAGTAGTAACAAGACTCTTAAAGATGCTCACAAAGCAGGAGTTGTTATCAAAAGAGAGATCTTAATGATATGTTACTCAGCTATGGAATTAACTTATCAAGAAGTAAAGCACCAGTTTAAATATGAGGTGCTTGAAAAAGAAGAATATCTAAATGCCAACATTCTTGGCAGATTTTACAAAACAAAATAGTTATGACAGAAAATGATTTAACAGGCCTTCTACTTAAGTTGGCTGACCTTGGTGTGACTGGGATTAAAATATTTTACTCAGGTGGTGGAGACAGTGGTGCTCTTGATGATATTGTATATACAACAATGGAGCTAAGCAAAGATGAAGATGATGCATTTATAGAAATTAATGATCTACAAAATTATGGAGAACATGTTCTTTATTTAAAACATCTTGACTCAGCTTTAGCTGCAGATATAGAGAACTTTGCTGAAGAGAAAATTCTAAATGACATTGAGGATTGGTGGAATAATGATGGTGGTTATGGAGTAATGCTTGTTCAGATCCCATCTGGTAAATACAAAATCTACAATGAGATTTACATTACTAATAGTGAATCTTATGAGCATGAAGGTAATTTAATAGACAAAAGTTTAAACTGATGTCACATCCATATCAACATGCTAAATCCTCTGCTAGAAAGTGGGGAGGACAACCAGAAGAGTACTTACATATTCATGAATGGTTTGATGCTACTAAAGCTTGGATAGGTCATTCTAAACACAGAATGTTCCGTCACCACAGTGAGGGTATATTTGAATGTGAAAAGACATTTGGGCCAAGTTTTATAAATTCAGATAATAAAATTGTATATACAAGATATGTTGGAGAACAACATGTAAAAGAGGACTGTAACAATTATATTCCTACAGCAAAAGAATGGCTAGATAATATAAATACACCCACAGAATGGATGATTAAAACTTTAAAAATAGAAGACTGATATGATTTTTGATAAAGAAGAAACAAAAAACTTATTAAACATGCTGCGTTCTGCAGACAAAGAAAATGCTACTGTAGCATTTGAGGCCCTTAAGGGAGTTGACACAAAAAAATATTTAGGGGAATTAATTACATTATATAAGTTTGGTAAACACACACTTGAAGAATGGAAGACTAATTGTCCCAAGCCTGCTGCTTTAATTATAAAGACAGTAGAGCCTTATGTAAATTCTGATGAATGGGGTGCACTAAGTACTGGTGCATGTCTTTCAGCTATTACTGCCAGTAAACCAAGTAATCAGTCTATTGAACTCTTTATGGAGTTATTTACTGAAAGCATGATGGGGTTCCTTAGTCAAATGGGGTATCCGGCAGATAAGTTTGACATAACAGTAAAATTAAAAGAAAATGGACAAAGCACAGAGTCTTAGTAAAACAGCCAAAGATTTGATGTTGAAAGAGCCCTATTATGGGTTCTTTCTTATTATGTTGAATAAGCTGTGGAGTAATAGAGTACCTACAGCTGGTGTAGGAAAAAATGGAATTAACTATCAGTTGGTAGTTAATCCTGATTTCTGGGAAAAGTTAAGTGACCTGAATAGATTAGGCTTACTTAAACATGAATTATTACACATTGCATTTGGTCATCTTACCACTGTATTTAAGTTTAGTGATAGAAAGTTGGCTAACATTGCTATGGATATGGAAATTAATCAGTATATTGAGAACTCTTGGCTTCCAGGTGGTGACTTAAGTTCTGATGAATTCAAGCAACTTAAAGAAGCTGTTAAAGCTGAGATGGAATTAGCCAAAGAAAATGGTGCTTCTGCAGAAGAACTTCTTGCTATCAGTGAGAAATTACCTTCTAGGGGCATTATGATTGATGACTATGAAGAACTTAACCTTGATAGAAAAGCTGGTGCTAGATATTATTATGACAAACTTAAAGAAGCAAAAGACAGAAAAGATCAGACAGGCACAAGTGGTTCTGAAGACTTTGATGCTCTTTGTGATCAAATGGATTCTGGTGATGGGGATAATCTTCCTGACCATAGTACATGGGATGAGTTTGATAATCTTAGTGAGGCTGAACAAAAGCTTATTGAGAAACAAGTACAGAAAATACTCTCAGATGCAAAAGAACAGACCATTAAAAAGAGAGGAACTGTTCCCGGTGAAATTGAGGGGGTCATTGTAATAGAAGAAATTACTGCACCTAAGTTTGATTGGAGAGGTTATATCAGAAGATTTACTGGAATTAGTACTAAAGTCTTTACTAAAAAGATTAGAAGAAAAGAGAACAGAAGGTTCTCTGACAATCCGGGTCTTAAGATAAAGATGAGACAGCACATGTTATTAGCTATTGATACTTCAGGTTCTGTAAGTAATGAAGAGCTCATTGAGTTTATGAATGAGATTCATCATATTTATAAAGCAGGAGTAGATATTACTATAGTACAGTGTGATACAAAAATCCATAGTATTGAAACTTATAGAGGTAAGAATGACCTTAATGTACATGGTAGAGGTGGGACTGAATTTGATCCTGTCCTAGAATATTATAATGAAAACAGTAAAAAGTATACAAGCCTAGTATATTTTACTGATGGAGAATGTAATGCAAGTGTAAGACCAAAAGGGAATGTCCTTTGGGTTATTTCAGAGAGATCAGAATTAAATACTGATCTGCCAGGCAAAGTTATTAAGTTAGAATTATAAAAAACAAAAGTTATGAGTCAAGTACAATTGAATGTAGAAGAATTAAAAGATTTTATTAAGCACATGGTTAATAATAACCAGCATATCCAAGCTGAAGGAAAAGTTCCTGTAGCAATTAATATTGAAGGTGATGCTGGTCTTGGTAAGACTTCTGCAATTATGCAGTTGGGCAAAGAAATGAATATGCAAGTTGTAAAACTTAATCTATCTCAGTTAGAAGAATTAGGTGACCTAGTAGGTTTTCCTGTAAAAGAATTTGAGATTCAAAATGCTGAAGGTAGAACAACATGGATTAATGAAGCTCAGATAGATGCAGCTGTTAAGAAAGGGTATAAAGTTATTGGTAAAAGAATGTCTCATGCTGCTCCTGAATGGATTCAAGGTAGAGGTGAAGGTGGATTCTTAGTATTGGATGATTATACCAGAGCTGACCACAGATTCATGCAAGCAACTATGGAGATCTTAGATAGACAAGAATATGTTTCTTGGAAGCTACCTAAGAACTGGCATGTTATCTTGACTACTAATCCAGACAATGGTGACTATAATGTTACTTCTCTGGATGTAGCTCAGAAGACTAGATTTATCTCTGTTGAGTTAAAGTATGATGTAAATGTATGGGCTAAATGGGCTGAGACTGCTAAGATTGATGGTAGATGTATCAACTTTATGTTGATGAACCCAGAGCTTGTAAGTCAAAGAGTTAATCCAAGATCTATTACTACATTCTTCAATGGTATTAGTTCTATCCCTAAGTTTGAGGATAACTTACCTATCATCCAAATGATTGGTGAAGGTTCTGTTGGTGTAGACTTTAGTTCTATGTTTACTATGTTTATTAATAACAAGTTAGATAGAATTATTTCCCCTGAGGACATCATGACTAAAGATGAAGCATATGTGATGGGAGCCTTAAACAATGCTGTGGGACAAGATGATGACTTTAGAGCAGATATCTCTAGTGTAATTGCTACAAGGGTAATTAATTATTCCCTGGTACATGCAGAAACTAAGTCTGTACCTGATCCAATGATTAACCGTTTGGTTAAACTAACCACAGACTGTAAAGCTTTTACTGATGATTTAAGATATTTCATGATTAAGGAGATTGTTAATGGAAACAAAGTTAAATTCTCTAAGCTGATGATGAATAACAACGTGGTGAAAATGGCTGTCAAATAACACAAACATAAAGCATTTCCCCACTAATAGGCACCTTAAATTAATTAAAACAAACATGAGGGGAGGTAATACTCCCCTTTTTTAAACTATTAAAAATGAAAAATATACTGCATTTTGACTGTGACTTAGAATCACATTGGTCTTCTAATGATACAAGTGAGGTAAGTTTTAATATCCAATCTTGGTTTGGTAGTTTTACTGATGATAGCAGAGATCTGTTAAATATTGTTAAAGAACCTTATGTGCCACAACAAGGAGATAAGATTTATTTTTTACCAGAAGTAAGCATCCCAAGAGTAAAATTTAAAAATATATCTCTAGAATATGGTATTAAAACTGTAAGAGATATATCACAAGCTAATATATTCTTTGGCTGTTCAAAAAGTGCTCACTCTATGACTGATAGCAAGTGGGCTTATAAACTTCCAACTACAGAGTTACTACAGTTTATAGAACTTATTGTACATAGACTAGATAATCATACTAAAGATAAACTTGAAACAGCTCTTGAGTTTTATGACAATGATGTTGTAGCAATATCTTGGACCATTATGAATAATATTCATGGAGCTCTATCTGGTACAACTGGTTCTAAATATAGTGAGAGAATTTTAACCATTGATGATGCTTACAAAGAAGAGTTTGAGCATTTACAATCTATTAAGATTTATGATGAGTCTAGTGTTATAGATATACTAAATGGTGAAGAGGCTACTGTTATAGATAAA